TTAACGGCGAAAAATCAGTGGTCGAGGTGGCGGCATCTAAGCAGGAGGCGCAGGAAGTAAAAAAGTAGATCACTGTGGTATTTGTTTTGACTGGGCCCGCAATGGTTGCGGGACCTGTATTTTTAAAGATTGACCGGGTGCAGCCGGTAAAGTGGAGGAATTATGCTGAACCTCGATTGTGTTCCGATCTCGACTTATTGCAAAGAAACCGGCGAGACCCTTGAAGCCATTAATAAACGGGTGCAACGCGGCGTCTGGTTTGAAGGTGTTCAGGTGCTGAAGGTGGAAGGCGTTAAGGAAAGATGGATTGATCTTAGTGAGGTTGCTAAATGGGCAAGGCAGAGTCGCCAAAACTACCGCGCGGCGTGACTATCAGAAAGCATAGTCAGGGCGAAACTATCAATATCACTTTCACCTATAGAGGGGTTAAATGCAGGGAGCCCCTTTCTAATCTTGAAGTGAACAGTAAGAATCTTAAATACGCCGAGCGAACCCTCGGCGAAATCCATAATAAAATAGAGCGTGGAACATTCGTTTACGCAGAGTATTTCCCTCGATCCGCTCGCTTAAAATTATTTGGGAATGCGGCTGCAGGGAAGACAGTAAAAATGTATCTGGATGAATACATCGACATCTGCGAAACACGAAAACTTTCGCCGTCCACTATTGGTGGATATAAAAAATGCCGTAGCGCGCTGGCTGCACTACATTCACTTCCGGCAAGCGAACTTACGCCGGCGGCAATGAAAGTATGGATCCAAAGCCGAACCACCACATTAAAGACGATTCGTAACCAACTATCTTTTTTGCGGTCAGCGATTGATGAGGCTGTCACAGATGGAGTGCTACAACTCAACCCGGTATCTCTGGTAACGGCATCCCGCTATCAAAGCGACAAATCGACTGCTGATAGCGACTATATTGTCGATCCACTTTCACCAGCAGAAGTAGATGCCCTCCTCTCTTCTGCCGGTAATAAGCAGTGGGAAAACTTGTTTATGTTCGCTATCCAGACGGGGTTGCGTAGCTCGGAATTATGCGCGTTGCGCTGGCGCGATATCGACTTCATCGGGAAGACGGCGCACGTACAGAACGCGAGTGTGGTAGGTGTTATTAAGGGAACGAAAACAAAGGCGGGCACACGCAAAGTAGAACTTAACGATGTGGCAATGACTGTGCTGGCGAATCAGAAAACTTTCACTTTCATGAAAGATGAGACGATATTCGAGGATCCGAAAACGAATAAGCCGTGGGCCAGCGCAGACGCGATCCGCAAAAAAGCTTGGGTCCCAACTTTACGTAAGGCGGGGATTAGATACCGTAACCCATACCAGACTCGGCACACATTCGCTACAAGACACATTAGCCAAGGCGTCAATCTATTCTGGTTAGCGGCTCAAATGGGACATAAGGGACCAGAGATGTTATTTCGTCATTATGGCTCGTACTTAAAAGATTATGACGGAAACGTTAATTTAAACATTAAAATAAATAAAGCCACGTAAGTGGCTTTACTCTAAGATGCTATTGATTTCGTCATTTCAGAGCATTTATCAATAAGACGCTCGGCCATACCAATAGCCACACTAGATTGTCTAGAGGAAACATTTTGGTCTAGACGATAATCTGCAATTATTCTTTGCGCTTTTAGCTGACTAAGAATGAAACCGATCCCTTTCATATATTTCGAATCATACGTTTCATAACCTCGACAAGCATCACCGTGAAGATAATCAATTAGGCCTTGATGACTGTCTTTAGGACCATTAGTCATAGTAGGTAAAACGTGATGATACGAACTATAATATGCTCTGCCGATTGCATTACGGTAGCCTATTTCGTCATTTCTATCATGGCAATCTTTGGCAAAGCCGAGAATATCATGACTATTAACCGACATTGAGCATACCTCTAGCAATATGTGCCGAATCTGATTTATCAGCCTGAATATGATCTTCTTCAGCCTCAAACCAAACAGAGAAATTTTTTTGAATTAAACAATCATATTCAGCAAGTAAGAATGCAAGCTCTACATTCATATCTGCTAATTTTTCAACATCAGAAGTTTTTGCAACTAAAATCATCGCATTAACTTTCTCTTCTGAAATACCGTAAAATTTCAAAGCTGAAGGATGAATTTTATGCTCGTCTAACACATTAGTTACTTTTTCTAAAAGAAGTTGATATTCATTGCCAGATAAATTAGCAACCTCTTTGAAATAATTTACGTCAGACAAAACATCTTCCAGTTTATTTTCCATCGAATTCAACTCATCTCCACTGAAAAGTTTAGAGTAAGAGTGATAATACTTTTCAGCCAAATCCATATGACCTTGAAATATACAATTCTCGTAAGCATGCAAATAAATAAAGGGCGAAACAAACTGTTCTGCAAGCTCGATACTAGTTGTGAAACTTTTGCGTAAGCTACCGAAGTCAGATAAATAGACGAGGAAGTTTTTTGCTATAACTTCATTGCGACATGTTTGCAAACTTAATTCGAAATGAGCAATCGCATCATCTACCCGACCATAAGCGCCAAAAGCCAGCGCCTTCAGATAGTCTTCAACCAAATGATCTTTAAGAGCATCAATGTCACGTAGGTATCTCCTAAAAGAGATGTCGTCAAGACGCTCTCTTTCAGTAAGATAAACAGTAAGTTCACTGCTGATCTTGGACGCTTTAGTGGCTACCTGTGGCATTTAACACCTTATTTAACAAAAGGTTAGGAAATCAAAATAAAGCAATATTTTTACTTTTAGTCGTGTAAGAGTACATGAAGAAATCAGACCCTTCCACCAACTTAAAATCATGTCAATGTGTAAAAAGTGATTTTTTCTATTGACATTTAAAAAATTTACAATTTCATACTAATAATGAAAAACATACGGATGTTTATGTGGATAAGTTTGTTCATAAACACCCACTTATGCACAATTTCAAGGAAGTAAAAATTAACAAAAAATGCTTATCAAATTTTTCAATAACTTAGATATTTTTTTAATAGTTACGCCTTATATATCAATATTTTAATCACAATAACTTTTAAAGGCGCTATTTATTTTTGATCATAAAATCAGTAAGCCCTTTATACCAAAATTTACTTTTAAATATCTTAATGGGTTGTTAACAAGACAAGAAAGGAGCCGTAAAGGAGCCGCAAGAATATTGTGTAACCTTTAACTAATTTAAATCATATAGATACGTGAATCCGGACACGGGTTCAACTCCCGCCAGCTCCACCAAAATTCTCCATCGGTGATTACC